CTCATTCCGTTTGCCATGTCCTTAATGTAAACCTTTCCGGACAAACGTCAACCTTTTTTCTGCATGATCTCCAATATTTTTTCGCGCGCATCGTCGAAGCCAGCGCCGACCACAACATCATCGCCACAAACCGTGGTCAGGTAGTCGATCCAGTCGATCTGGGTTTTCGACAGCCTGCCGCCGGTGGATCTTTTCATCTCGATCCATAGCCGCCACTGCGGGACGTACAGATCAGGCACGCCAGACGTAGCGCCCTCGGCCTTCAGCTTCGCAGCAACGCTCAAGTGTCGGTGGCCACCATTCGGGATCGAGAATATGCGGGCGCCGGCAAATGTCTGCCGGAACCACTGCACTAGCCGTCGCTGTTCTACATGTTCGCTGTCTGCCATGATCTGCCTGTAATCCTGTTAAATTTTCCGTCCCGCTTGTAGGTGATCGATGCCGGCGGCTTGGCCGCGTTCATCGCGCCCGCAATCTCGGTCAGGTCCATATGCTGCCCAGCATCGACGCAGGCATTGCGCGCGATTTCGGCCAATGTGGCCGCAGCCTTTTGCCCAGCATAGCCTGGGTAGCCCAGCGTCAGATATTCGGTCACGCCTTGGTCAAAAATTCCCTGATGATAGGTCACGGCCAGCATTGGGTTGCCGCTGGTCCGGCTGACCTGCGTGCGCCAACGCCAGCGCTTGACCGGCATCGTTTGCGCCCCAGGCTTCATGATGTCCTGATCGCCCAGCGCAAATTTTTCCTTCTTGGGCTCGGGAAACGGCTCGCCACAACCGACGCACTCGCGAGCCGCTAGCGGGTTGATTTCGTCGCAGTGCTCGCAAATTTTAATCGGCGCATCGCCAGTGCCGGCTTTGCGCCCAGGATCTACCGCCGTGATTGGCCCGTGTGTGGCCACTAGGCCGGCAAAGTCGAGCGCCAGACAATGGTCTGTGTGGCTCTTGGTCCGCATCCCGCGTCCGGCCATCTGGACATACAGGCTGACTGACAGCGTCGGTCGCAAAAATACGATGCAATCTAGATCCGGGTGGTCAAAGCCGGTGGTCAGAACATTGGCGTTGGTGACTGCGCGGATTTCGCCGGATTTGAATGCAGTCAGGATCCGGTCGCGTTCGTCCTTTGGCGTTGATCCAACAACCGTTTCTGCGGTCAGGCCGTGCCATGTGCGGAGGATGTCCCGCACCTCGTGAGCATGATCGACACCAGTGCAGAAAAATAAAAGCGAGCGGCAATGATCGGCGCGCCGCATCGCCTCATGAACAGCGCCCATGGTGTCGAATTTTTCCAGCGCCTTTAGCAGGTCATCCTCGCGGTAGTCGCCACCGCGTTTGCGAACGCCTTCAACTGACATGCGGATGTCTGGCTGCTTTGATCGCAGCGGGGCCAGATATTTTTTGTGGATCAACTCCTCCATGCTCGCCGGCTGGATCAGGGCCGAGAATAGCGCCGGCTCGTCGGTGATCAGGCCGTGGCCCAGCCGATATGGCGTGGCAGTCAGGCCCACGACACGAAGCGCCGGGTTAATAGCTGTCAGATCGTCTATCAGCTTGCGATACCCGCCCTCCTGCCTGTGATTGATCAGGTGACACTCGTCCACAATCACCAAGTCAATGTGGCCAATATCGTTGGCTTTATTCCGCACCGATTGGATGCCGGCGAACGTGATCGGCTGGCCAATCTCGCGCCGATTGAGCCCAGCCGAATAAATGCCAAGCGGAGCATCTGGCCAGTGTTCCAGCATCTTGTTGGCGTTCTGGCGGATCAGTTCCTTGACATGCGTCAACATGAGGACGCGCGTTCCTGGCCAACTCTCCAGCGCGTCCTTGCATAGCGCCGCCACGATATGCGACTTACCGGAGCCGGTCGGCAATTCCAGGCATGGGTGGCCATCAGAATGCTCCGAGAACCACGCATATAGCTGATCAATCGCCCTCTGCTGGTAGTCGCGCAGCATCGCGCACCTCCCTCACTGTCGCGCCTGGGAATGCCCGCCGGATCTCGCCCACCTCTTGCCGCGCGCAAGCCTCACCGCCGGCGATTAGTTCCTGGCTGGAGAACGTGAACGCGTCGGCTTCGCCATTGCGAACGTCTACACCGTCGATGACGTAGACGGCTTCGTTCGGGTCGCCGCTGTCTTTGATCGGCCATGGCACTAAGTCGGGGTGCAGGACGTGTGCATGGCAGCCGGTGCGCTGATGCTCAACCTCAACGTGATCAGCCTCCCACCGCGCGCAAGCCCATTTGCCATCATCGGTCGGCGTCGAGTGTGCGCACGTCCGGCAGTTGACCTCCTCGGTCAGCCGGCGCTCGTGGCAGAAACTGTGGGCGGGGCAAAATCTACACTTAAACCACGTCGGATCGGTACTGATTGGGTCCGGCATACGCTCGGCCAGAGCCAGTCGCCGACCGCGGCCCAAGAGGGTCTCCGCCGCTTCCTGATCGTACTTAACCCGCTCGGTGTATAGCCTGTCATCGTCCTTGCAGACGCCCACATAAAGAGCCCGCTCAATGCCTGAGCCGTGCATATAAAGCTGCATCTGGCACCAGTGCTGAGGCTTGGCGGCGAGCACGCCCTTGCGGGTCAGATCGTCAAACGATTTTTTGTTGTGCGTTTTGAACTCGGCGATGTGCCGCGACGCCTCGGCCCCAGGGACGCCGCCTTCGATGATGCCATCGACCGACCCGCCGATATGCGTGCCGAACTCAATCCTGGTCTGGTCATACTCGGTTGCGCGGATGTTGATGCCAATGGCGCGCAGGTCTTTGACGATCAGCGCCTCCTCGTTGTGGCCGCGTCGGAATAGCCGCCGCACCCGGCCCGGTATCTGTTCGCGGATCGCCCAGCGGAATGACAACCAAATCCACCGGTCACAGTGATGGCCAAGGATCGACGCGCCCAGGTGCGGGCGCGGTTGGTCGGCCTGTTTTTCGTGGTAGGCGTCAATAGCTAGAGCTACTCGGTCGATGCTGTCAGGCATTTTTGTCATAGTTATTGCCGGGGCTCTCGCCCCGGCTCCCTGTTTAGCGAGCCCACGGCGGGCTGGACGATTTGGCGGCTGGCGCGGCCTTGGCTGGCGCTGGCACTGCCGACCGATCTGGCGCGGCGCTGACCAGTTTTTTTACCTCGTTTCTGCGACCGTATTGCGGATCATCCTTGATGATGACCGTTGCTTTTAGCCGCCCGCCCAGTAACTGGTCGGTGTCGTCAACCGGATCTACGCCAACCGCTTTCATGAGCTCGCCAAGCTGACGCAGGCCGATGGCCGTCGCTGCCGGATTTGGATTGTCAAAGTTGATGTTGGTCCAGAGCACTCGGCCTTGATGCGTCGGGCCTGTGACGTCGAGCCTAGTCGCCATATACTGACCCGTTCCGGCCTTGGTCGTGCGCAAATCAATGCCTTGCACTACGACGTCGTACACGCCTTCGGGGATCGGCTCCATCGGGCCACGCTCATCGTCTTTCGGGATGTCCGCCAAGCTGATTGTGTTGGTGAAAAATGCCATCTTTTTACTCCTGTTCGATGGTGAATGATGGGCGACCGGGTTTGCTTGTGATCGCCTTGAGAAAAGGTGTTGTGACCTCTGGGTCGGTTGCTTTCCAGGCGGCTAAGTCAAGATCCGGCTTCCACCGGAATAGCTTGGCCAGATAATTTTCCAAGCCATGCTCTGCCGCGATCTCTTGCGCCAGATCACCATCAATTTTGCGCCCGATCCGACCAACGACTTTGATTTTGTGTCCGCCATCGGTTTCGGTTTTGGCCGTACCATCCAGCGTATCCGGCACGCCCAACAGCGACAGCATATGGTCCTCCAGCGCTCGGCGACGCTCGACGGCCTCGCGCTCGGCTTCTTTTGCTGCGATCCACTCGGCAGCGGTAGTGTCCAGGTCCAGGTTCATTTTATCCTCCGATTTTCTCGATGATCGCGCCGAGGTCCGGCGCTTCCCAGGCTTCCAGCTTTCCGGACCTGTCCTTGGCTTGCCACAGGCCATCGGATTGGCACATCAAAGCCCGCTGGATGTTGCCGTCCGTGTCCTTTTCGACCCGCAACGCCAGCACCAAATCGAAAAAGTAGGGCAATGCTTGGCCGGTCTTGTTTCCCGGCATGGATGGGCTGTAAAGCATCCGGCCCATTTCATCCTGGGTTTTGTCCAGTTTGGCGGTGAATAGAACGTGGCGCGGCAGGTCTCGGAACGAGCGGACGACCTCGGCCATGGTCGCCTGCATCTCACCATATGCCTGACGCGGGTCTTTGCTTTTCGCCTTTTCAGCAGCGAGGCAGACTTCGCCCATTTCGCTGATGCTGTCTAAAGCGATGCTTTCGAAGCCTTTGGCTTCATCGCTGCCGGTCAGCCATTTGTAGGCTTCCCGCAGCGTGTCCATGCCGTCGA